TATGGAGGTCACCCATTGCATCGTTGAAACTTTTTTCAAACAGTTCGTCGTCTTGAAGAACCTCATTATCTACGTCAGATTTCATTTCGTAGATACCTCCGTGGATTTTTTATCGCCCTTCCCTAATAACATTAGGGACTTTACGTGCGATATAGTTAACTATTTTAACGGCGGTGTTACCTTCGTAACCCCGGTCGTAAACAAAATTAAGCATGTCATTATAATCTCGTACTTTGTAAGACCTAATAGCTTTCAAAAGGTCACCAAACAACCCACGAAGATCAATACCACTGACATCTACCGTAGACCCCTGCATACTTTCAGGCGTCATTGCCCGGCCACCGCTGAAATCTTCAGCGTTAACACCAGACCCCGCCATAAGGGCTTTAGCAAACTGGGCAAAAGGAACCACCTGAACCTGTCCAAGTGTCCCATCATTAACTGGTTTGTGAGTCAGGGCAGTTTCATCCCAGATAACTTGTTTAATTGTTTCCTGAGCTTTCTGAAGGATACCACCGCCGATACTGGCTCCGATACGCTTGGCACCAGACTGGATATTACTCCAGACTTTTTGGGCTATATCATTTTTCTGATACAGAAACCCTTTCACAAGAGTTTCACCGGTAGCCGTAAACTTCACATCAAGAGGTTCACCGATGATAAACCCGGGGTCATGTGTAGCTTTGTGCTTGTGGTCCCACGAAAGGACACCGTGAGAAAGGAAATAATCAGCGGCTTTTTTAAGTGCCCCCATTTCTACGGTCTCACCCTCTTGATCTCGGAGTTCGTTTGAAGCCTGTAAATAAACAATCCACTGGCCGTTTTCTTCCTCACCCTTAATCAGAACATGACTTAGGGGCGAATAAAATGGATTAGATAATTGTTCTATGTCTCGTCCCATAACACCTTCTCCAAATAAAAAATTACACCTTGGCAGTTAAACACCGAAGTATTCTTGGAGCCTTTATCTGATTATATCATGAAATCTTGTTTGAATTAATAACCAAAGATTTGCACCTTGGGCACTTAACTTCAATTAAAGCCTTCTCAAGATTACGACCGCGGAGCAATAGCATTCCGCAACCACCACAGCGAAACTCATTAAGTGTCGGATCAGAAATCACCATTTTAATAACAGCTTGGACATTCTCATCCGGTGATTTCTGATCGTACACAATTTACAGCCTATCTAAGAACTCTTTGAACTCAATAGGCTCAAGGATTTTGAAAGCCAAAAACTTCATGGCTTCCTCCAGTTCCTCGACAGTCTTTTTCGATTTCTTGACTTCCACGGGTTTTTCAACCACGGGCTCCGGAGATTTTACCGGGGCTTCAACTTTAACGTCAACTTTCTTTTCGACTTTAGCCTCAGCAGGTTTTTCCGCTTTAGCTTCTTTTTTGTCTTCACTCATTGTGGCTCACCTCTTAATAAAATTATAGCACAACATCTACCATTTAAATAATAGGTGTTGTTATTTAGATCGGTATCGCTGATACCGTTCTAATACACTAGCGATAGTCTGTATGTTTCAACTTACAGCCTCATTAAATGACTTGGGTTTTCTTCGCGCAGTACTCTGAACCGTGGCAGAATCAAGAGCATCCCTGAAAGCCTTATCCCATTTATCAAACCCCGGGGTATGTTTAACCCAAGTACACCGGCAGTGTGGGTGCTGAGTTCCCGCGGCCACCCACCAATTACGACGGCTTCGACCTACGTTACTTTTCCCGGGCCATATTGCAGTGTAAGTTTTATCACCCACCTGCACTTGGTCCCCACCACCCGGAGGCTCTGGGAGAAGAACTACGATTTGATGATCTACTTCTTTACGGCACCACGGGCAAGCCCCGGAAGAAGATATGCCCTCCATGAATACCCGGGAAGTTCCAGCACGATCAAGCTCGGCCAGTAACTGCCCATTGTTTTGAGAATTATTAATCTCAGTCTCAGCAATCCGGCGCCAATCACGATTCATATCCCCAAAATTATCAAACAATTTTGACTTCAATACTTTGGAATTGTCGCGTCCTATAATGGACTGCTGAATAGTATCGTGAATCTTTTTAAACTGGTTGGCCTTGAGTGCTACGATATTCTCTGCGGCGTGTTGCTGGGCAAAGGTGACTGCATTCTTCCATACAGGCCCATGCATAGTGGCCATGGCATCATCCACCTTTTGTTTCAGCGTGGCATACCCATGATTCAGGGTACTGTTCAGTGGAAGCCCTTTGAGAACCTTTCCCAGTGATAGGGCGTGGAGTGCAATTCTGTTTTCTTCGGTGGCGTATATGTAATCAAAAGCTTTAAGAATATCCTTCTTGATAATTTTCCACTCGGCATTAGTCAGTGGCTTCCCTGTTTTAGGGTTTAGGAATATCCGGTTATCAAGAACGAATGTACCCTTGGGTGATACTGCCTTCTCCAAAGACATCCACTTGGTAGTAATCAGGTTATATAGGCCTAAAAGGGATTCCTCTACCCGGTCTTTACTGATCTGCTCAAGGTCTCTGACAGCCCTGTACGGGGATATTTCTTTCTGCTGGGTGAAGGTATCGTACCCAAATGCCTTGGTTAAAGCGTCTATTCCAGCCTCATACTTGGCACCTGATTTCACTAGCGGATCTTTTAATTCTAGTAGAATGGTTTTTTCATTTTCATGAACACATTGATCACACACGACGTCGGCCTCTACCCGCAGTATAAGAGCAGTATGCTTTATATATCAATGGTGATTCAGAAATAGTATCTACAATGTATTGCTTAGCATTGAAAGGATCTTTATTCATTAACGATACCAAATCATCACTGGGAATCGGCCTGCCCATCCTAGAACACCACTCAGAAAATAAATCACCCGCACCTTTAAGCTCACCATTGTTAAGCTTTTTAGCTGTAGATATCATGGAATCTACTTCTTTAATCGACTTCCCTATAACACGATTCTTTCTGATAAACCCAATAGAAGCATCGTCAGTGTTCTTCTTAGATTTTGACTTAGAATATAATTCAACGACTTTAGAAACTTTCAACCTTTCTGATTCATCCATTAAGACGACCCCTTCTCAATGTAGTTTCGGTATCCTTTCGAGTTCTCCATCCTGAATATAATATTATTTCGAGTACGGACACTCGTAATGTGACTTAACAAAAAGGCCTTGGCAAAAGCATATGGCACTTTGATAAATACTTTAGCAGTTACCTTGTTTCGTTTCTTAACCTTAGACACCTGTTTAACTGTGATTCCCAAGTGCTTCCCTGTGTACGACATATCAAGATCCACAGCTTTGGAAGGCATAACCCATTTTTTCTTTGCATTGATTTTCCCACTCACCAGTGTGGCAGTTTTATTTTTGATCATCTTTGATACCATACCGGAAGTCAAATTACCTGTGACAGACCACCCTCCCATCTTCTTCTTTTCTTTAAGAATAACAGTGGCTTTTAACTGAGGAAGATCTGTGTTTCCAGATTTTGGCTTAGCCCTGTAAACTTTACCGGATTTACTTTTCACATCCATAGTCAGACGGGCCTTAACAGAATTACCGTACTCGCCCCTGAGCATTATCAAGGCCCTGCCGAAATTATCCAGTGTTGCCTTTTTGACCCCTTTCTCAGCTTTAGCTTCTCGCATGCTATCGACGGCAGTTTTATAGATCCGACTGGACAGCGCCTGATCGCCTTTCTTTATGGAATCGACAAGAGACTCAAAACTATCCACACCATTTACTTTGAGCGCGTTATCAATTATATGCCCCATGGAAGATGTCATAGCGTAGTCGAAATGGCGTTGAGCGGTTTTATTTATATAGTTTGTATGCTGTTCTGATTTTGAATCATCAATAACCCGGGTCCATTTTCCAGACTGGAGTTTCTTCCACTTTTCCCCGTTTGAATACGTAGTCACAGTTCCAACCGGGACGGCCTTACCTTTCAGCAGTTCAAACGGGGTATAAATAAAATCACTCATGAAGATAGCCACTCCTCGGGCTCATTCCATACATGGTAGTTGAAAGTTTCATCAAGAGCTTGCATGAGTCGATCCCGGTCAGAAAACATTGATTTCAGATATTCAATAGCTTCCATGGAGCTGGTTTTAACTGTAATGATTGTAGGGTTATCATAAGTATTCTTTCCATGGCTTTCAATATCGAGTATTTCAATGGATGGCGCCCTAACAATTACTTCAGCCTCATTGGGATGGGATGATATTCCGGTAGAATCCATAATATTAAATATTTCATCGTCTCCTTTAGCGTCCTGTATCATTCCATCAATATCAATACCGGCAACCTCATTAGATGAATACGCGCCTGTTGGATCGTCCACTACTAATTTAAGCATGTAGTACTTCCCAAAGTCGGAAGTGACCCCTTCGTCCTTACTAAAAGAAGCCAAACCAAGCTCCTTAATCATACCTACTTCAACTTCACCCCATGCCGCGTTATCTGTACCCCGGTACAAAAAGTCTACACCGGTGAACTTCTGGGAATTATTTTCAAGTATTTCAGCTACTTTAGCGTTATTGGTATCTGCTGGGGGTATGGTAGAATCTTCATACACCCCAGTGCGGCGCCTATCACGGTCTTTTACAAACGATCTCACAGAAGTTACAGGACCACCCATCACCCATCTTCCAAGGGCTTCAAGGCCCTCGTAGTCCCATGTAGCTTTTCCATATTCGTAGGTAATACTATCCCGATAATCATAAGCGTTTTCTTTTATATACTCCCGGAAATGCAGGGTAGCATCTTCCCATGGAATATTACTGGTTATAGCATAGTGCTGTATCTTACCTGCTGATGG